TTATGCGGGGTTTTTGCTTTCTATGCCTTCACCGCCAAGGGCATCAAACATCTGGCTGAATAATGCGTTAAGCTCGCCAGTCATTAGTGCAAAGTCAGCGTCAAAACGCTTTTCAGGATCTTCACGGTCAATGTCATCGTTTTGTTCACGCAGTTCGTCGGCGAACTTAATGCGCTTGATAGATGCATCATCACAAAGCATAAAGCTGATACGGTCTTGCCAATCCAGAGCTAGTTTGGTTACCAGCTTTTGCGCATTGATATGAGATGCGATTTCATCGCTGTCCAGTTCTTGTTGCTTACAGCGGATGACACCGCCATCTTCAAGGACTGACTTAAGCTCAGCATCTTCAAGCAAGCTAAATCCTGCTGGCAGCTCGCCGCTGCGCACCCACTCGGTCAGGGTTAGTTCAATCGGCTTTTGTACGCTTAGTGGTACCACTGGAAGGCTGCCGATGGTTTTACGCAGTAAGGCCAAAACGTCTTCTGATTGCTTTGCTGAGCCGGCATTTACGACTACGCGCTGCGTTTCTGTGTCAATCCAGATCATTGTTTTGGCATACTTGCTGAATGCGCGTGGAAGCAGGGTGTACAGCACTTCATCTCGGATGGTGTCTTTCTCTGCTTTGCGCAGCATGCGTTGCTGCTCAGCTTCCAGCTTGGCTACCTTGGCATCTACGGCCTGTTTGATCACGGCGGCAGGCAGAATCTTTGTTTCGCGATAAGCGCACAGCATGATGTGGTGACCTGACTTGTGCAGCATTGCTTGAGTACCGGAGATCACAGGAACCCACCCAAATTTTGAACTGTCTTGGCTGCCACATGGAGTGAATGCGAAATCTGCCAGCTGCTTCTCCAGAATTTCTTCATGGAATTCGATCGTGCGAGTCAGTCGGTAAATAATTAAATTCTTGAACCACATCATATTGGTTGGCCTTTTTCAGGTTGAGTTAATCCGCAGCGCGTGAGCACTGTTTATCTGGAAATTAATTTATTAGTTGGCGTGACGGTTATTCTGGAATTTCAGCCCTGTGGGCATGCACCCAGCCAGTTAATTTTCAGTGTTGGCATGTTGCCTCCTTACTTTAGTGGTTGTGGTGTCCGGAGCTGATCTCGGATGGTGGTATTTACCGCTATGCTTTCAAGCGCGTCTCAAGCCTCTTATTCCCACCCGTCCTGCTATTAAGGGTGCGTCTAGCTATTACGCATTCACCACAACTGAGATTGCTCTATCTCCGGTTCGCTTACCCTTGGCCTATGCGGCTCATCAGTCCCCTAAGAACAATCTCAGTTATGGCCTGTCATCATCCAGACAGGCTTGGATTCGTTTTTTATGATGCTGCTTCTAGCTCATCATCATCGAACCATTCAGCGGCACAGTCGCCGTTTGAGCGGGTGTATTTGACATAGAACTGATCGCAGCTGTTTTTAAATTCAGCGCGGCCATACACCTTACCGACTTCGCCTGAACGAGAGATTTTCACCTGTTGGTTCATGTTGAATTTGAAGTTGTTTTCCATATTGGTCACCTGTTTCCTCGTAGTTACAGCGAAGCGCCCTGATCATCGGTTTACACACCATTGACCGTTAAAAGGAATAGTCCGAGCCAAGGCGCTTTGCTGTGAATAGAGCACTGGATACCTGTGTAGGTTGGGGAATGAGCCCGTTACACAGCAGTGCTCAAAAATTCCGGATTTCCTAAGTTTCAATGCGGACAAATTTAGGTTTACCGAACAATATTGTCAATATGATTTCTTAAGTTTTCCTAAACATTTTGCTGTGGGCATAAAAAAACCCGCATTGATAGCGGGTTTGTCTATTGTTGCCAGATCAGTGTTTTTTTCGTTTGCGTCGGTATTCCATCATCGTGCCGATGATTCGGATTTCTTGCTTGTCTGATCTCATCTTCGGGTAATTTTCATTGGATGGCACCAACTCAAAATACTCAATACCCTGATCATTAAACCCTTTCGGGCGATAGCGCTTGAATGTTGCTTCATCTTGTCCGTTCTTGGCGACAACGAAATCACCTGGTAACGGGTCAACATCAGGGTCGATGACCAGAACGTCACCTTCCAAGAAGTCTGGTGCCATAGAGTCGCCAACAACAACTAAACCAAATGTATTATCGGAGTAATCCCAGTCAGCCTCTATCCACTCAATGTTTCCGTCATACATCCTATAATCAATTGCCTCTTTCCATGCACCCGCTTGGACATAGTTTAATACGGGTACTCTCCTGCCAGTCAGCGGGGCAGAAGTAACGTTCTCGTGTGGGTTGTCACTCCCATGCAGAATATAGTCTGCGGTAACGCCTGTGAGTTTACAGACATTATTCAGGTTGTTACCTGATGGCTCGGTTATGTTGCGCTCCCAGTCTGAGATGGTTGCGCCAGAAACTCGGGTATCCAATCGCTTGCCAAACTGTTCTTGAGACAGCTTTAGCTTCTTCCGTTCAGCCTTGATTCTCTCTCCGACTGTAGATGGTTTTATCGTCATTGCGGCACCCATCAAAAGCAATAAGTTTTAGGAAATCCTAACATCTATTGACTATGGATATCCTGTGCCATAATATTTAGGAAAACCTAAGATTAAGGACAAAAAAATGCTTAAGTCTGATGTTGTTTCCTACTTCAGAACTAAAGGGAAAACCCTCACGCAAGTGGCAAAAATGCTCAACCTTAGCGTGGGCTCGGTCTCTGGATGGCCTGACATCATCCCAGAGGTTAATGCGTTGAAACTTGAGCGTCTTACTAAAGGTGAATTGAAGTACGACGAATCTCTCTACAACTCAAAGGTATCAAAATAATGACGAACAGGATGTTCATCGGTAAACAACAACGCCGCGGTACGGACATGATGACGCTGCACTCCCTGATGCGCTTTGCGTATGACACATGGCGGTTTCAGCGCGGAACTGATGTTTCAGTTATCTGTGATCGGATTGTTCATCATTATTTCGCTGGTGGCTTGCACCGAGCGCGAGAAAAGCCGGTACTTCGCGAAGCGATAAGCGAAGCCGCTATTGCAAGTAATCGTACCAATATCACTCGCTGGTTCTCAAAAGACACACCAGACGCGCGCGCTACTTTGGCGGATATCAGCTCTGCTTTTTTCGCTGCAATGCCACGTGATCTCGCCGAGTTTGTGCTGAATGTTTGGCATGGCCCGTCAGGACTCATTGTCTCTGCGATTAATGAGCCGGAAGGCGCACTTAAAGTGCCTGATCTGAATGCAAAGCTTGGGTGTGCTTCGCGCGAATTTGGTGAAGCCATTGATGCCTCACTGAAGCTTCCTACCAACTCCGCCTCCCCTGAGCAAATCAGGATGGTGCTGGCTGAATGGCATGACGTGATGCGAGAGGCCAAACATGCGATGGAGCACTTGGAACACATGCTTGCAGAGCGCAGCCGAAGCCGACTGACCTCCGGCAATCGCAGCACTGATAAGCGCCAAGGCTGAGAGACAACAGCAATGAATCAATCACAGACCTATTCCAATCCAATTCAGCCGATCCTGAAATCTACGGTTCTCGGCATCGATGGGAAAGCGCAGTACTACTACGCAAAGCAAGACGCAGCTGGTGAATGGGCTATCAACCGTCTGGAGGCTGCTGCGTTCTGGTCAGAGCAAGCCAAGCGTCTTAAAAAATTGCATTCGGAGGCGCAAAGTGAGCATTGACGCAATGAGATGGGCAAAGCCGATTAAGACTGGCCGTTCTTCATCAAAGGCGGTTCTTACGTGGCTAGCTGATATGTGTGGTGCTGATCTGTGTGCATACCCATCTATCGCTGCATTAGCTGATGCTACTGAGCTGAACGTTAAGACCGTGCAGACAAGCCTTAAACACTTGGTTGAGCTTGGCTTAATTGAAGACACTGGCGAGCGTCGCGGTTTAACTCGTCAGGTTATTGTTTATCGGCTGGTGGGTGTTAACGAAAGCTACGCTGACTCACAACACCACCAAAAACGGGCTTGTTTTAATACCACCAAAAACGGTGCTGTTAATAAAGAGAACACACCCAAAAACGGTAACGTTACCGAAAACGGGTGTGTTAACCAAATGAACACTACCGAAAACGGTACTGTTACTGAGGTAAATACACCCAATTTTGGAGCCAAAGACACCCAAAAACGGGGTACGGAATCTACCAGTAATCTTAAAGATCTAAGATCTAACCCCCTTACCCCCAAGGGGGAAGACGTCCGCCAGCAGGTATCTGACCTGATTGACCACTTGAACCAAAACCTAGTCAAACTGGCTAGCAAACTTGGCAAGCCAGCCCCAACCATGGGATTTCGTTCAGGCGCCGCCAATGTACGGATGATCTCGGCTCGACTGCGTGAGGGTTACACCATGAACGACTGCCGCATGGTGCTGGATTACCTTTCCGAGATGTGGGGCGCTGACGTTGAGATGCGCGAGCACCTGTGCCCAACCACGATTTTCCGACCATCAAAATTCGAAGACAGAGTCGTTAAGGCTCACAACTGGAACGATGCCGGCCGACCAAGCCGCGCCGGTAATTCATGGGACCGAAATGCACCATCGGCGTTCAACCTGTCAGATGCACTGGATGACACCACATGGGCTGATAACGGATTGGGGCTGTGATCATGACTGAGATTAAGACCTTTGAAAACTTGCAGGTAAGCCGTTCTGGCATGCGCAACGCAGCGATGCGTGTTGTGGATTACTCGCAGGTGCAGATTAATTCCGAAGCTGTGCAAAACGTGAATGAGATTTTCCGCGAATTGGCGATCACATTCCCTGCGTGGCGTACCGCATACCCAGATGCACAAAGCTTGAACAGTGCCAAGCAGGTTTGGGCAAAGGGGTTGATTGAAAACGGTATTACTGACATGGCCCTGATCAGAGTTGGATTGCGCGTTGCTCGCTCTCAACCGATGCCGTTTATCCCTAGCGTTGGTCAATTTGTCGCATGGTGTCGCGCTGAATCATCCATCCCTGGCTTGCCTAGCTTGGATGATGTGATGACCGAGTTTGACCGGTTCTGTGCAAACCACCACGACTACAGCAGCCCTGAGGCATACCCGTGGTCATCGCCGGTGATGTACTGGATTGTGCTGGATATGCGCCGCTCAATGTACCGCTACAACCAGACTGCTGCAGAGGTTCGTACGACTGCTAAAAATCTGCTTCGGAAGTGGGAGAAAAAACTGCTGTCCGGAGAGGCTGTGCCATCACCAGTGGCTCAGTTAGAAAACAAACATCGCCCAGCAGGTGTAGCCCAACAAGCTGATGTTGATGGCCGGTACCGGATGTTGGGGGACTCAATGCTGGTAGCCATTCGCGCCCGCACATCAGTAGCAAAGGGGGTATTGCAGTGAGTATTAGAAATATCCGGATTGAGTTTTTGCTCAATGTTGTTCGGAGCAAGCGAAAGGCTTGGACTGCGGTAGAGCTGGTTGCGCTGACCGGTTTGCGTGAGCCTGTTCTTGCTGCTGATCTCGCGGAGCTGTGTGCTGATGGGGTTGTGAAGAAAAGTCAGACTGCACAGGCACGGACTTACTATTTTGCGGAGGGAATCGCATGTTGATGTTTGCTGGATGTTTGACTGTTGTCGTGCTGGTGGTCGTGGCACTGATTTTTGTTATGACGCGGCAAGCTACTGCTGCAGAGGTGGTACCAGCTAATGAGTTTAGCTGCTGGGATGATGATCTGAACGCTGTCCGGAATATGCGTGAACTGGCAGCACGTTGCAGAGCGGCGCGCGGGGTGCGGAAATGAGCAAAGAAAAGTCAATTTTATTCAATGACGACATGGTGCGCGCCATCCTGTCCGGTGAGAAAACTCAATCTCGGCGCGTGGTAGCTGGTGTGATGCCTGATAATTGCTTGTGGCTTAAAAAGCCAACCAAGAAAAAGAACGGCGTCGTTACCCATGTAATGGATGCGCCTAAGCACGGCCTGAGCCCATACGGCAATGTTGGGGATCATCTGTGGGTGCGTGAAACGTGGGGTGTAGTAAGTCACGCATTTGATGACGATGGACTCATGATTGACTGGGTACCTGACCGCCCAGCCAAGCGCGTTGACGAAATGAAGTATGGGCAAGGCTATTACAGTGGTCACGTCATCTATCGAGCAGATGGTTACTTTGTTTGGTGCAGTGATGACGATGGCGGTGGTGATGATAGAACAGCATGGCATCCATCAATCCACATGCCACGCCAAGCGAGCAGAACCACGCTTGAAATCACCGCTGTTCGCGTAGAGCGTTTGAACGACATCACCGAGGCTGATTGTTGGGCAGAAGGCATCCTCGAAATTGATGGCCAGTTCAGCAATCAGGAAATTGTCGATATGGCAGCGCGCCTCCACTTCAGCATTGAAGATGCACGAGTGCAATACGCCCTGCTCTGGGAATCAATTTACGGCGCTGGAAGTTGGGGCAAAAACCCGTGGGTGTGGGTAATCGAATTCAAGAAAGCGGAGGGGTTATGAAATCCTTCCTGAAATGGACTGGCGGCAAAGGCCGCCTAATGGCCAAGCTGAATGATACCTTCACTCAGTCTGGCGCAGAGTGTCTGGTGGAGCCCTTTGTGGGCTCTGCGACCGTGTTCCTGAACACTCATTTCCCGAAATACATACTGACCGATATTAATCCTGATCTGATCTTGCTGATGCATGTAGCCAAGGATGCCCCGGATGGATTGATTGCTGTAGCTGAAGAGTTATTCCGTAAGCACAACAACGAGAACGACTACTATGAGATCCGCCGTAACTTTAACGGTGCTATGCGTAGTCCAATTTTACGTGCCGCGCAGTTCTTGTACCTCAATCGTCACGGTTTTAATGGCCTATGCCGATACAGCGGTAATGGGTTTAACGTGCCGTTTGGGCGTTACAAGCAACCTTACTTTCCTGAAGCCGAGATCCGCGCCTTTGCAGCAAAGTGCCGAGAATGTGACGTTAGCTTTGATGTGGCTGAATTTGCAGACACCATCCAGCGCGCGCCGCAAGGCTCGCTGATATATGCGGATCCACCATACATCCCGATGTCAAAGACATCTGCATTTTGCCAGTACCACAAAAAAGGCTTTGGCATCGTAATGCAAGAAAAGCTTAGTCGTGAGTTGCATACAGCAGCTGAGCGTGGGTGTTGTGTGGTTCTCACTCAGTCAGATACAGAGCTTACGCGCAGCATATTCCATGGGTTTGATTTTAAGCCGGTATCCGTTGGTCGATGCATTAATTCAAAAATCACATCTAGAGGCAGCGTGAGCGAGCTGGTGGGGGTTCTTGCGCATCATAATTCGGTGGAGGTGGCTGCGTGATAGATCTTAAAAAAACGCCTAGTGCTGTTGAAGTTTGTGGGTGGGTGATAGCTGGCGCTGCTGCATGTGTCGGCATGAACCTGCTGTTTTGCTGGCTGCTCGGAGGTATCTGATCCGTGCGCATTGAAAAAACCTATCTGTTACCCGTACATGCCCAGTCTGATCTGGGCTTAATCATGCTGAAAATGCCGGTACCGGTGACCAAATTTTATGGCAAAAAGGTTCTGGTTACTCTTGCTCCGGACAGCATGCAGCGCGCAGACGCCGGAGAGGTTGATGTGTGCTTGGAAGCGTCTCCGGAGATGACCGAGTTTTATTCCTGCGATGATGTGTTTGCCGCATGCGGCGGAACCAGTGGCATGAAAACTTGGCTGATCAATACTCGCCAAAATGGGTGTCACCTGCACAATCTGTGCGATGACGATTACTGTCACCCAGAAAAAACGTGGTGGGAAACTCCTGCTGGCGCGCTACCAGTGTGTTGGTACCACGATCCTTGCTCCGCGGCTCATGAAATCGATGCGGCATATATCGCTAGCGCAACAGAGAAGCTGCTTGCTGTTCGCCGTCAGTATGTCATTTACGCAATGCGTCTTTGCTTGGATGTTCCGGCCGGCAGACCCATATCGCTATATGAGGTTCTGTGGTTTGCAGTTAGCCGTGGAGTCCACAAGCACTTACCTGAGAGCATGCTTGCGACAATGGCCGGATTCAAAGAGCCAGAGCCAGAGAAGGCACTAAAGCTTGGTGATAAGTCGAACTACTTTGAGCGGTTTTTGATTCCTGAAAAACGTGAAGATTACGTGGCCAAGGCTCGTGATGTTATTGAATCCGGTCACCAAAGCTTTCTTGCTGCAGTAGAGCAAATGCCACCAGCAAAACAAGATGATCAGGCAGAGCAATTTCCTATTGAGCGCACGGAAAAGACCGTTACGCGCTTGAACACCGATCCAGAGCCACCAGCATCATTCATGCTTCGTCCGAAACGTATCCGCTGGATTTGTGAGAAGTACACGCAGTGGGTTAAGAAGCAGCAGTGTGTATGTTGTGGTGCTCAGGCTGATGATCCGCATCACCTAATCGGGCATGGCCAAGGCGGTACCGCCACCAAGGCGCATGACATGTTCACGTTCCCGCTGTGCCGCCAGCACCATGATGAATTGCATCGGGACCCGCGCGCATGGGCTAAGCAGTATGGTAGCCAGCTCGCGCACGTGATTCGGACTCTGGATAAAGCGTTGGCGCTGGGAGTGATTGAATGAGGCGCTATCCGATAGTACCAAATACAAAACCGCGTATGACAAGGTCGGATAAATGGAAGATTAGACCGCCCGTACTGCAGTACCGTAACTTTAAGGATCAGGTGCGCGCTGCTGGTGTTAGTTTGCCTGAGAATTACCACGTGATTTTTGTTATTCCGATGCCTAAAACGTGGTCGCAAAAGAAGAAGTACTCCATGGTGGGCAAGCCGCACCGCCAAGTTCCGGATAAGGACAACTTAGAGAAGGCGCTACTGGATGCGCTATACGAGCAAGACTGCGGTATGTGGGATGGGCGAGTAACAAAAATCTGGGGGTATGAGGGCGAGATTATCGTTTCAGAAATACAGCCACCAGTCTTGCCTAATGTGAGTCAGTGATTAATCGGTTTCCGGGGTATTTATGGGTTTGGTAGTTGATATTGAAAAATGGCCGGTCTCTGCAGCGATCACTATGGCCACCGAAGGCGTAACGGCAAACTATGGTGAAGTAACCAGTGGTGGCGACGGAACGGCAGACCGCAAGATCTGCAAAATGCTGGATAAGGGAAAGGTGCTGGCTGCAGTGGGTAAGCTTCCGTCTCATTTGTCCGGATGGTTGCTGGTGGCCTACGCTGCTCCAGGCTATTTGTCTGATGCTCAGGCGAACGTGTTCTACAGAGAGGTGATCGGCGAGTTCATATCCAGATACGGCGATGCAGGCTTTAAGCTTTCTGAGGCAAAGTGGGATCGCGTGATGGCAATTGTCCCACTGATTTGCTACGACGTAGCACTGCACGGTAATGATCCGCGGCAGCAGTTCACAGTCGCCGAGTATACCGCCGCGCTGGTGGCCGGAACTAATATCAAGCAGGCATCGGTTCGTACGCAGTTCTCACGAGACTGGAGGCCAGCAATAGAGTTGATAAAAGAAATTCTTTATGTCTGGGATGAGTTAGCAAAAAATGGTCTAAGAAAAGAATTATTAGCCGTCCAGACGTCTTGATTTTGATTTGTGACAGATTTAGCATAGAAAACCTATAGTGGTGAAGTACACCCAGAGAAAATAACCCGCCAAAAGCGGGTTTTTTTTTATCTACCGCAGGAGGGTGTTACTTGCTTTAAAATGGAGTTTACGGTGAAAGGTTTTAAATCAACGTTATTAGGTATTGGGGTATTGGTTGTTTCTGGGTGTTCAACTCAGCCGGGTATGGTTTATCCATCAGCATCATTACCAGCAAGTCCGGCGATTAATTTAGACCGTCCAGCTGTTACATGGACTAAAGACCAGGCGACTGCCAGTGAAGAAAAAAGCGCTAAGGCATTAGTCGTCGAGCAACTTAAAGACCCTAACAGTGCTATTTTTGGTGAAATTTGGGCCATGAAAGGAACGAATGGTCATCGCAGCATTTGTGGATATGTAAATGCGAAAAATAGCTATGGCGGTTATACGGGTAAAAAAATGTTTAACATTCTTTCAATTAGTAGCGGAAATGTGATCATTGAAGGTAGTGGCTCGCTTGGAGATCTTCTTCCCCAGTTATGTATGCCACGCACAGTAAATTGAGTATTTGCTGATTTTATCGGTTAACTACCCGCCTAGTGCGGGTTTTTTTGTGTCTTTTTTCGGAATGACTTGCTGTGTTAGCGCGACAGAGTTACTTGTGTGTCACGGCAATTCAGTGAGATAAAAAGACATGCAAAATCATGTAGATATGACGATTCCTGCGAAAAACGTTTATCGGTTTCTTCCTAGTGATAACTGGGTGGCGCCTTCTGATATGGAGCGCTTCACGGGGCTTACCGAGGCGCGGTGTCAGTTGATACTGACGCAACTGGTTATGGCTGGTTTGGCTGAGGATGTTAGCGGGAACGGCATGTACTTTAGACGCTGCTCGTAAGGTGGCGGTTTTAGCTGTGGAATGGGCGGCTGGTAAGTGTTGGTAGCATTTACCAGCCATGTGCCCGTTGTAGAGGTCACGGGCGCACCAAGGCCCACCGCTTGTGTGCACAAAGCGGATATGAGCCTATCAAAAAAGGCCCATCTGATCCATGAAAAACACTGTATGTTTAAACAGTGCAACTCTTGTGAATGCTGATTCACTTGAGTACATCAAAACCCTTCCAGATAACTGCATTGACCTGATAGCAACAGACCCACCGTACTTTCGCGTTAAGTCCTGTGCGTGGGATAACCAGTGGGACGACGAAACAGCATACCTTGCTTGGTTGGATGACTTGCTGGCCGAGTTCTGGCGAGTATTAAAGCCAAGCGGCTCGCTGTATATGTTCTGCGGATCACGCTTGGCGGCAGACACCGAGATATTGGTTAGGCAGCGGCTCAAGGTTATAAACCATATTGTTTGGGCTAAGCCGTCTGGCCCTTGGCGCCGCATGCGTAAAGAAGACCTACGTTCTTTCTTTCCTGCTACCGAGCGGATCATCTTTGCCGAACACTATGGGGCAGAGGGCTATGCCAAAGGGCAGTCCGGATATGCGGTGAAGTGCAAGGCATTAAGGCAAGAGGTATTCAAGCCTCTGATCAGCTATTTCAGTGACGCACGTAAAGCACTGGGAATTAGCGCGGCAGAGATTAACAAGGCAACTGGCACCAAGATGTGTTCACACTGGTTCTCTTCCAGCCAGTGGCAGTTACCAAGTGAAAGCCAATATCAACAGTTACAAGAGCTATTCAAGCGCAAAGCTGCAGAGCTCGGTATAGGCAGTGCGTTACAAGAAAGCCATGGCGAACTGGCAAGACACTATTCAGTCCTGAGTGATGAGTACAGTGGCTTGGTGGCTCAGTATGCAGACTTGAAGCAGCAGTACGAAAGCCTACGCCGTCCGTTCTCAGTAACAGCCGACGTACCGTATACCGATGTATGGACGTTCCCACCTGTTCAGGCATATCCCGGCAAACATCCTTGCGAGAAGCCGAGTGCCTTGATGGAACACATCATAGCCACCAGCTCGCGTTCTGGTGATGTTGTCGCAGATTTCTTTATGGGATCAGGCTCTACGATAAAAGCGGCGTTAAAGCTTGGACGTAAAGCTGTAGGCATAGAGCTTGAGGAGGAAACCTACTTGAAGGTTGTCTCAGAGCTTTCTGCGTTGAAATGAAAACTACTGGCCTCGCTTATGCGGGGCTTTTTTGTATCTACGCCATGCGTGGCGTACTTATGAGTATTTAAATAGGGGTTAGCCATGTTTGGTTTGTTCAAGAAGAAAACTCGCAAGGTTGTCACTGAAGTTAAGAAAATGGAGAACCGTGATGCAGTAGAAGCCACTGTGTGGGGGGCTTACTCAATTGCTTACGCTGATGGCAATTGCGATGCCAAAGAAATTGCCGTCTTAGAAAAGACTATTGCGGCATTACCAGCGTTTTCACCATTTGCAGCTGAGATTGCACAGATGAGTGCAAATATTCGTGCTCGTTATGAAGCATCACCGCGTAGCGCAAATGTACAGGCATTGCGTGAATTAGCAGATGTTGCCGGTACAGTTGAAGCTGTTGATGTGCTTTGTCTGTGTATTGATATTGCAGATCAGGATGGCATTGGTGAACAAGAAGAGGCTGTGCTGAAGAAAATTGCACAAGCCCTGCAGCTTCCATTGGATCAGTATTTATGAAAGGTTCACGGGTTGCTGTGGCTGCCGTCCTTTTGTTTCTGGTAGTCGCAGTGGATTTTACTAGTCGTGTCATGTCGTTTCTGGCTGACGGGGTTCTGGTTGCAGGCGCGGTGTTTTTGATTTACCCACTTTTGTTTAAGAAGAGTTAACTCAAAGCCATTAAGCAGGAACGTTGCTGGTGGCTTTTTTTATTTGTAGCGGTTTGCCCGGACTCGTCGGGATGGCGCTCAGGAGGGCTATATGCCAGAAAAAGACCCAAGTATTTGGGCGTGGTTGTGTGCTTGGGCGTACCAGAATGCACCGACCATCTATTCATTTTGTCTTGCCTTCACCATTGCAGCCATCCGGGTTCTCTACGGCGGCGGTACCAAACGAACGATGATTTTAGAAGGGGCGCTATGTGGCGCCCTTTCTCTTTCCTTTGTCTCGGGAATGAAGTGGTTCGGCATACCGGTCGACGCGGCCGCGTTCATTGGCGGCATGGTGGGTTTTATCGGCGTGAAGCAGCTGCAGATCTTTGCTTTGCGGATCATCAATAAGCACGTACCAAAGGAGCAATGATGTCTTTTTACTTGGGCAAACATAGCCTTGAAAACCTGCGAGGCGTGCATCCGGACTTGGTTAAGGTGGTGAAGCGTGCCATCGAGCTGACCAAAGTGGACTTTAAAGTCATTGAAGGTAAGCGCACTGAGGCTCGTCAGCGTCAGCTGGTGGTCAACGGCAAGAGCCAGACCATGAACAGCCGGCACCTGACTGGCCACGCGGTGGACTGCGCTCCGCTAGTGGCAGGGATTATCCCGTGGAATGACCGTAAGGCATTCACTGCGGTATCTGAAGCCATGTTCTCTGCAGCCAGTGAGTTGGGTGTGAAGATTCGCTGGGGTGGTGACTGGAACGAGAATGGTCGCAGTGATGATGAGCGGTTTTATGATGGCCCTCATTTTGAGCTGCGTCGTGCGGAGTATCCGGCATGATTAGCCGTCGCGCATTCTTGGCCATCGCAATGGCTGTAGTGGCGCTGTGGCTTTTCTCAGAGTGGCGTTACTCCGCAGGCGAAGCTGCCATGAATGAGGTGTGGCAGTCTCGCTGGATTGCGCGTGATGCTGCTGATGCAGAAGAGCGTCAGCTTAGGCAAGAAGCGGCCCGTACAGAAGAACAACGGCGGGCTGATGCTGTAGCAGCTCAGGAGAAAGAGGCGAACGATGAACTGGAAAAAGCAAAGCGTGATGCTGCCGCTGCTGCTGCTGAGTCTCGTGGCTTGCAGCAGCAACTCAAAACCCTCAGGGCTAAGTTCTCATCCAGTGGCTCCTGCTCGATTTCCGGAGCTGCCGGATCAGGCAAAGCAGAAGCCTCTATCACTGTGCTCTCCGAGCTGCTCGGCGAAGCTGATGCAGTTGCGGGCGCAATGGCAGAAGAAGCTGACCGCGCTCGAGTAGCTGGTGCTGCATGTGAGCGGATATACAACTCAGTAACTAAAACAGGAGATTGATGTGATTACTCTTTCACTTGCTCAGATCAAAGAGCTGGCGCGCTTCGCAGAACAAGAAGGGCAGCAAGAATACACCATTACGCATGGTGAGATTCCTGCATTTGAAGACTCTACGGGGGAAAACGTCCCAGCCTATAGCGGCTTGATTGCGTTCTCCGGATCAGTAGATAGCGGTGTGCTGCAGCTCGGCTAATGGCATTACAGATGGCTTTCAATGAGAGCCATCGATAATGCCCACGGGGAGAGCATCTGCACTTATACAGGCTTAGGCCAATAGCATCCAGCTCCCGCAGTGGGCAGATTATTGCACCTCGCTTTATTCCAAGAGGAGTGACTCATGAAGTCATCAAGCGTTTATAGCAGTCGTTGGAACAAGGCTAGGTTGTCGTACCTAAAAAGCCATCCGTTATGCGTGTGGTGCCGCGAGCACGGGCAGATAACCCCTGCAACGGTGGTAGACCACATTCAACCGCACAGGCTCAAAGAGGCTCTGCAGTCAGGCGATAAGGCTGCTATCGCTCGAGCGCAGAAGTTGTTCTGGGATACCAGCAACTGGCAAGGGCTGTGCAAGTTACATCATGACTCAACAAAGCAACGGGCAGAGAAGCGAGGCCGAGCTCAAGGCTGTGATGAGGATGGCATTCCATTCAGTGCAAGCGCGCATTGGGGAGGGGCGGGTTAAAAGTTCAGGGGAAACGCCTTTGACGACCGCCAGTCCTCCTTTTTACGCACAACCGCGAAATGAAAAGTTTTTTTCTGGGAGGTTCTGATGGCTGGAAGGCGACCAAAACCAACCCACTTAAAGGTGGTCACCGGTAATCCGGGCAATCGAAAACTCAATGATCAGGAGCCTAAACCACGACGTGAAGTACCGAGTCCTCCGGAGCATTTAACCGACTGGGGAAAAATGGCATGGGTAAAGGTGTCCCTGCTTTTAGACGACATGGGCGTTTTGACTGTGGCGGACTCTTTAGCCCTAGAACGCTTGTGTGATATTTACGCCGACATCCTGCAGCTACGTGAAACTATCGCGATTGAAGGCAGGACCTACACAACAAAAACTCAGATGGGTGATTTCTTGATTAAGGCAAATCCGGCCGTGGCCATGCTGGCAGATGCCGATCGCCGTTTCAAAAGTTACCTCGTTGAGTTTGGCCTCACTCCGGCAGCACGAACGAAGGTGAAAGTAGATGGTGGAGAGGAAAAAGAAGACCCGCTCAGCCAGTTCTTCGGCTGATCCGGCAACACAGTATGCACGCGATGTTACTGAAGGCCGCATTCTCGCAGGCCCTGATATTCGCAACGCATGCAGCAGGCACTTAAGAGATCTTGAGCATGGCCCGTCGCGTGGGCTGGTTTGGGATGTCGATGCAGCAAATCGTGTTATCGATTTCTTTGCCAAGGTACTCAAGCTCAACGGCGGTGAGCATGAGGGGAAGCCGTTTATTCTGCTGCCGTGGCAGTGCTTCATTGTTGGCTCACTGTTTGGCTGGAAGTCCAGCGATGGCACCCGTCGATTTCGGATGAGCTATATCGAATCGGGTAAAGGCTCTGGCAAATCACCATTAGCGGGTGGGGTTGGCTTGTATTGCATGGTGGCTGATAACGAGCCGCGTGCCGAGGTGTACGCCGCGGCGACCAAAAAAGACCAGGCAATGATTTTGTTCCGCGATGCGGTGGCGATGGTGGATCAGTCGCCTGCATTGTCTACTCGGTTGGTTAAATCCGGTGCAGGACTTAATACATGGAACTTGGCATATCTGCAGACGGGTTCTTTCTTTAAGCCGATCAGTTCTGATGACGGGCAATCGGGGCCGCGACCGCACTGTGCCTTGATTGATGAAGTCCATGAACACAAAACCAATACCGTCGTTGAGATGATGCGGGCAGGGACAAAAGGTCGCCGTCAGGCACTAATGTTCCTGATCACCAACAGTGGACATGACAAAACCAGTGTGTGTTATGACTACCATGAGTACGGAAGAAAAATCGCTGCAGGCACAGAAGAGGACGACAGTTTCTTTTCGTTTATCTGCTCGCTGGATGAAGGGGATGACCCTTTCAAAGATGAATCGTGCTGGGGGAAGGCTAACCCGTCACTGGGTTACACATTTACGGATAAATATCTGCGTGAACAGGTCACACAGGCGCGCGGTATGCCAGCCAAGGAGAGCATTGTTCGCCGCCTTAATTTCTGCCAATGGGTAGATGCGGATAATCCGTGGATGAGCAGTGATGTCTGGATGGCTCGAGAGAAAGATTTTGAACTCATTGAGCTGGCTGGTGAGGAATGTTATGGCGGACTCGACTTGTCTGGTACGCGAGACTTAACCGCACTTGCGCTCTATTTCCCAAAGAAAAAAATCTTGGCTGTTGAGTTTTGGACTCCGCAAGATACGTTATTGCACCGTGCTAAAACTGACCGCGTACCTTATGACGTGTGGGTTAAAAAAGGGCATATGCATGCACCACCGGGCAAGGCTGTGAAATATGCCTTTGTCGCCGAGCGGATCGCAGAACTCTCGCAACAATTTGACCTACGACTTATCGCTTTTGACCAGTATCGGATTAAGTACCTCGAGCCAGAGTTGGATGAGGCTGGCGTTATGGTGCCGTTGGTTCCTCATGGGCAGGGCTTTTTCAAGGCCCAAGACTCAGGATTGTGGATGCCTCACTCGATTGAGCTGTTTGAGGGATTGTTAGATGACGAGTCCATAACAATAAAAACAAATCCGTGTCTTCGCTGGAATGCCGCGTCAGCAGTAACCGAAGCTGATCAAAAGAACAATCGTATCTTCGCCAAGAAACGCAGTACCGGTCGTATTGATGGCATTGTTGCCGCAGCGATGGCAATTGGTGCGGCTGAAGGTGTTGAACTAGACGATGGTGACGTCGAGGGCTTTTTTGATGATCCGATAATCGTAGGTGTGTAATGGCCAAAACTAAACAACCGGGGCGCGTGAAAAGCGCCCTTTTAAATTGGTTGGGTGTACCTGTCACTACAACTACCGGATCATTCTGGGACGAATGGTTTGGTACCAGCTCAAGTGGAAAGGTGGTAACGACTGACAAAATCATGCGGTTGTCTACGACATGGAGCTGCGTAAGGTTGCTCAGTGAGTCGGTATCCACATTGCCGCTAAAGGTGTACCAGCGGCGAGAGGATGGCTCTCGGGTATTAGCGCTAAAGCATCCTGCGTATCAAGTGCTTTGCCGACGGCCTAATATCGAAATGACACCATCACGCTTCATGCTGATGGTGGTAGCCAGCATCTGTTTACGTGGCAATGCCTTTGTCGAAAAGAAAATGATTGGCCGCAAGTTGGTGGCTTTGGTTCCGTTACTGCCGCAGAACATGGTGGTTAAGCGCTTAGACAATGGCCGCCTCGAATACACCTACACCGAAGGTAGCGCAAAGCGTGTTATTCCTACCGAGTTGGTGATGCACATACGCGGATTCGGTTTAGATGGCATTTGTGGTTTGATGCCAACACAGGCCGGTATTGATGTGTTTGGTGCAGCAATGGCGGTAGATGAGGCAGCTGCAAAAATATTTGAAAACGGATTGCAGAGCACTGGCTTTTTATCGTCAGAAAATGCGCTGAATAAAGATCAGCGAGAGCGCTTGCGCAAAAGCCTGCAGAGTTTTATTGGCTCCAAGAACGCAGGAAAGCTGATGGTATTGGAGAATAAACTCTCATACCAGAATGTGACCATGAATCCGGAGGCGGCGCAGTTGCTGGAAAGCCGCGCCTTTAGTATCGAGGAAATTTGCCGCTGGTTCAGGATCCCGCCATTTATGGTTGGACACATGACTAAGCAAAGCAGTTGGGCGTCCAGTGTTGAAGGCATGAATTTGCTGTTTTTGACAAACACATTACGTCCACTTTTGGTCAATATTGAGCAAGAGATTGCCCGTTGTTTGCTGGGCGATGATGAGGACTATTTTGCCGAGTTCTCCGTGGAAGGCTTGTTACGCGCAGACAGCGCGGGGCGAGCTGCGTATTACACCACGGCTTTGCAAAATGGCTGGATGAGTCGTAATGATGTACGCCGTTTAGAGAATCTGCCGCCAATCCCTGGCGGGGACATTTATACCGTGCAACTTAACCTCACGCCGCTTGAAGATCTGAAGAAAAACAACCTGCAGTCGCTCGCACTGCATAACTTCCTGTTCCCTGATATTCCTCCGGAACAGTCCCCGCTGAAAAACAACGCATAGGATTTTCCCTTATGACTAAACGAACGCTTCCGGCGGCGCCGGCGGGTCGCCCCTGCGCGCGCGTCTCGTGTGAGTTGTCGCCGGTGGCCATGGAGCGCTGGAATAGCTCTCTGCAGGCGGCAGCATCCGATGATGAAAACACGATTTCCATTCTGGATGTCATTGGTGCGGATTACTGGGGCGAGGGCATGACGGCAAAACGAATGGCCGGTTTGCTGCGTGCCATGGGCGGCGCTGATGTGGTCGTCAATATCAACTCGCCCGGTGGCGACATGTTCGAAGGGCTCGCCATTTATAACCAACTTCGGGAGTACAGCGGGCGCGTCACAGTAAAAGTCATCGGCATTGCTGCGAGCGCCGCTTCCATTATCGCCATGGCGGCCGATGAGCTGAAAATCGGTCGCGCTGCTTTTCTGATGATCCACAACTGCTGGGTTGCAGCCGTTGGTAACCGGCATGATTTGGTGCGTGTCGCCCAAGACATGGAGCCGTTTGATCGTGCAATGCAGGACATCTACAGCGTACGCAGTGGGCTAAGCGGTACCGAAATCATGGCAATGATGGATAACGAAACCTACATCGGTGGAGCGGATGCCGTGGATAAGGGGATGGCTGATGCATTGTTAGATGCGGATGCCGTTCTCGGTGAACCTGACTCCCCTGCCGCAGCGCTGCGCAAATTGGATGCGCTACTCGCGAAAGCTAATACCCCACGCGCCGAACGCCGGCGATTACTGAAAGCCTTGAAGGGGAGCATGCCGGGCGCTGCCCCCACCAATGACGGTATGCATGACGCTGCCGTAACAATAAACCCTGAAATTCTTGCTGGTCTTGAGTCTGCGCTGAGCACTCTGGTTCCGGCTGCCTGATATATCGGAGAGCTTATGTCTGAAGTAAATGAAATCCTGAAAAAAGTTACCGCCAGCATTGAAGAGGCGTCTTCTAAATTCAATGCAAAAGCAGAAGAAGCGTTGAGCGAAGCCAAGAAACATGGCCAGTTGTCAGCGCAGACCAAAGAGTCCGTCGATAAGATGGCTGTCGAACTCAATGCCTTGAAAGAAGCCGAAAAAACGCTGAAAGCCTCTCTGGGTGAGTTGGAGCAGCACGTTGCGAATATGCCGTTGGCGAATGCCCAGCAAGTAATTGAATCGGTCGGTCACCAAGTTGTTTCCGCTGAAGCGATGAAGATGTTTGCTAGTGCCGCTGAAGGTGGCAAGCGCCTTAGTATCCCCGTTAAATCAGCACTGACTTCCAGCGGCGTCGCACAAGGTGTTGTTGAGCCGCATCGTTTGCCAGGCATTGATACTGCACCTAAGCAGCGCCTGTTTATCCGTGATCTGATTGCGCCGGGGCGTACCGGCTCTCCCGCGGTGTTCTGGGTACAGCAGACCGGCTTTACCAATAACGCGGCAGCGGTACCGGAAAATACCACCAAGCCGTACAGCGGTATTGAGTTCAACACCAAAATCACACCGGTGACCACCATTGCTCACATGTTCAAAGCGTCCAAACAGATCTTGGATGACTTTGCCCAGCTGCAGTCCACGATTGATGCCGAAATGCGTTATGGCCTGAAGTACGTGGAAGAGCAGGAGATTTTGTTCGGTGACGGCTCAGGTGCTCACCTACACGGCATCATTCCGCAAGCGACGGCCTATAAGGCCGAGTTTGAAGTGGCTGATCAAAACGGCATTGATGATCTGCGTTTAGCGATGCTGCAGGCGCAGTTAGCTCGTTTCCCTGCATCCGGACACGTTTTGCACTTTATCGACTGGGCCAAGATTGAGCTGATCAAAGACTCGTTGGGCCGTTACATCCTTGCGAATCCGGCTTCTTTGGCTGGGCCAACCCTGTGGGGGTTGCCGGTGGTCGCTACCGAAGCGGCAGCGTTTAAAGGCAAATTCCTGACCGGTGCATTCAATGCCGGTGCTCAGTTGTTTGACCGCGAAGAGTCAAATGTGGTGATCAGTACTGAAAATGCGGATGACTTCGAGAAGAACATGATTTCTATCCGTTGTGAAGAGCGCTTGGCGTTGGCGGTGAAGCGTCCAGAGTCCTTTATCTACGGCTCTTTTACTGTTCCTGCTCCGGCGTCCCATTAATCATTTAGCTATATAAGGGCGGCCATGTGCCGCCCAGAAGGAGCTCATTATGGCAAAGATGAAAGCCTGCCGACCTATTTTGGTGGGGCGTAGTGTGGTGTGTGAAGGCGACGAGTTTGAGACAGACGAACAGCATGCTAGAGAGCTGGTGGTCAAGGGCTATGCCATCGGCATTGACGTAGATGGTAACAGCATAGAACCAAGTCTAGATGGTGACTCTGCATCTAATGATGCAGGCACAGGCCATGAATCATCGTCAGATGGTGATGCGGCGCCAGAACAAGCTGTCCCTGCATCGTCCGGTCGTAAAGCAAGAAAATAACACCGGGGGTTTCCATGCTGAGTTTGGAGTTGGTAAAGCAGCATTGCCGTATAGAGCCAAACTTTGTAGATGACGATATGTTGCTCAACACATACATATCAGCTGCAGTTCGATTCGTAGAAAAGAAGACGGACCGAAAACTCTATGAGAGTGAATCTGATGATGGGTTTGCTCAGGATGAAGATGCGTTGTTGCTTGATGCAGATATTACAGCTGCGATGCTATTGATGATTGGGCACTGGTATTCGAATCGTGAGGCCGTAAGTCAGAATGATGCGACGTCCGTCATGCCGCTAGCAGCGGAAGACATTCTGCAATTTTATCGGTTTTATGGATTATGAAACCATTAAGAGCCGGGGATCTCCGGTACCGCGCAGTTATTCAACGTAAGCAATCAGGTCGGGATCAGACGGGCGCACCATTACCAGCAACATGGGGTGAAGTGGGGCGTGCGTGGTGCGATGTCCGATTTATCAGTTCATCTTCTGTAATTGCTACAGCGCAAGACAAAACCATTTCTGTATATCTTCTGACATTGCGCAAACGAAATGACGTTTTACCCAGTGATCGAGTGGTAATTCTTAATACTGCTTACCACGTAATTAGTATTGATAACAGCATTCTCGATCGGACGTTACTACGAGCTCAGACGGATGTAATTGATGATCAATATTCAGATAGAAGGACTGTCAGCTCTCAGCCAAGCGCTGGATGAGTTGGGCGATGAGGTGGCAAGCCGAGTGCTTGCTCGAGCGGGGCGTAAAGCTATGCGACCAGTGCATGAAGCCATGCGCCAGTCTGCTGGCTATGACGAGTCTAATCACGGCCAGCATATGCGGGATACGATAAAAATCCGCTCCATCCGAGAGGATGGCGAACGGGTTATACGTGTAGGCCCACAGATGAAAGCGCCTCATTACATCAAAGCTCGTGCGCAGGAATACGGAACGTCAAAACAAATGGCAAAACCATTTATCCGCCCTGCATTGGATAGCAATATTCAGCAGATTGAAGAGACTCTTCGTGACGAGTTAGGTGCGGGTATTGTGCGAGCGCAGCGGAGAATTGCAGCGAAAAACAAATAGGTGAACGTATGCTCGATGTGCATTTGAAAAATGATGCCGAGCGACTGACGGGGCTACCGGTGTATCCGCTGTTACGACCTGATGATGTGAATGAGTGCATTGTGTATCAGGTGGTCAGCGAGTTTAAGCCGGATACCGGACTCGCGGATGTGTCGATCATTACCCAGCGTTACCAATTCAAAATCATCTCTCCTTCACGATTAAAAACCATCGAAACCGAAAAGCTCCTGCTGCAGGCATGGGTGGGGTTGGCGCACGCCCAAATTGATGGTTACCCAGTGCAGTATGTTGCGCGTGGAGGATTCACTGAGGATTACGACAACAGTGATGCTGTGTGGTGCCGGATCCGAGATTTCTTAATTACACATAATGAGGCGTAAGTATGAGCGCAAAAAAATCATCTCAGTATGCCATGTTACCTGCGGGTACCAAGGTTTCTTGGGGAGCTGATACGGCAGAAGATGCCGCACTCAAGCCTCTCCCGAACTGTACCGCAGTCGGTAAGCAAGGTGCCGTGGGTGGCTTTGTCGATTGCACCACGTTGTTAGATACCCAAGACCAAGCGATTGCGGATCTGCCAAAAGGGCCAGAGAAAGAGTTTGGCTTCATTGATAACCCGGGCGATGAAGACTTCCAAGCATTTCTGGATGCAGCCGAAGCCCGTCAAACGGTCAAATTCAAAATTGAAATGCCGAATGGCCGTATTTCTACCAGCTTGATTTCTCTAGCTGGCTGGGAGATGGCTGAGATTCAGGCGCCAGCCAATAAGGTGATCAGCATTCTGGTCAAAGGTAAACAAAACGATATCCAGTGGAGCAAGAAAAGTGCTTCGCCGGCTGTAGTTAAAGCGTAAGGGTGTGCGACATGACTATTAAATCACTGCTTTTGACCGATAACCGCGTCATAAAAGAAGTCTCACTGTTTGGTAGTAAGACTACCGTTCGAGCGGTGCCTGTTGCTGTGCAAGTTGACTACATTGCGCTAGTGACGAACGAGAACAAAACAGAACAAGAAAAGGCGTTGGCTGCAGCTGAACTGGTGCTGGGCGCATTATGCAAGCCGGACGGAACGGCCTATCCGGATGGTGATTTGCCAACGGCGGAAGAGCTGCTGGCCAGCCGCTCCAATGCTGAACTGATCGATGCCGTTAATACTCTGCACCGAATGAGCAATGGCTCGCTCGAGGAAGCGGAAAAAAACTAAGAAGCTGTCCCCAGCTGATGACATTGTTCGCGCTGGCTGACCGTTTCAGCCAGCCTGATGTCTCGTTGATAGCCAATCTTCCTCCGGCCATTCTAACCCATTGGTTGGCCTACTTTCGGATTTCAGCTGCAGATCATCAAGTCGATACACCGCCACCTTCTTATTCAACGTCCACTGAGCCGAGCGACACTTTTTTGCAGGCATCTTCGCTAGATGCGCAGTGTGCGGCAGTGGCTAGCATAATGAGTTAACTATGTCTGATATTGCCAGTTTGTCGGTGGCGCTACGCCTCAATGCGGCGACCTATCAGCGTGATATGTCTGACGCATTTCAAAACACTGAGCGGAAGGTTAAGGCCACTCACTCTACGATTGACTCTGCCGCGAAAGAATCCGATGCGTGCTATAAGCGGCTGCGGGATAGCATCCTCGATGTTTCTAAATCATACGCCGGCATGCTGGTGGCTGGCGTTACATTTGACCGCGTGATTAGTGATACGCGCGGTTATACCAAATCTCTATCCGACCTGTCAGCGATCACCGGTGCTACTGGTGAACAGTTGGCGTTTTTGGATAAGCAATCTCGTTTGATTGGACAAACCACCACGCTATCTGCCTCTCAGGCTGCTGAGGCATTTAAGCTGATGGCATCGGCCAAGCCTGATTTGCTCGAATCCAATGAGGCGCTGACGAAAACCACGAAAAGCGCAGTGACATTGGCTGAAGCGGCCGGTATGACGCTGCCGGATGCAACCAAGGCACTGGCGTTGTCGTTGAACCAATACAGTGCCAGCGCAGAGCAGGCCGATCGCTATATCAACGTATTGGCTGCTGGGGCCAAATACGGTTCATCAGAGATTCAGGAAACCACTGAAGCTATCAAAGGTGGTGGTGTTGCTGCCGCACAAGCAGGTGTGCCATTTGAAGAGCTGAACGCGGCAATTCAAACACTGGCTAAGTCTGAAATCAAAGGCGGTGAGGCTGGTACCGCACTGCGTAACATCCTGCTGATTTTAGATACTGCGACAGACCGAAACCTACGGCCATCGGTCGTTGGGTTATCTGGTGCCCTAGACAATCTGGCGAAAAAGAATATGGGTACCGCTCAGATGGTGCAGATGTTTGGACGGGAAAACATCACTGCAGCGTCTGTTCTGGTTAAGAACAAAGAGTTGATGAAAGAGCTGACTGGTCAGTTAACTGGGACATCGACAGCTTACGATCAGGCATCAACCCGTACTAATAATCTCAATGGAGATATTCTCTCGTTGAGTTCAGCTGTGGAGGCGTTGTCGCTAAGTATTGGCACTCGTCTCGATGGAGCGATGCGCGGCGGTGTGCAAGGCGTTACCGAGTCAGTTAACGCGCTGAATGCTAACTTTGACAGCATCGCTGATTCAGCGGAAAAAGTGGCGCTGCCGGCGTTGGGCTTATTAGTCCAGCAGGGGCTAGTTCGTGTAGCAAACAGTTCTCGCGCAGCATGGACTGCTGGCAGCGAGCTGGCAGCGAAGAACGTAGAGTCAGCCGCTAGCTTTAAGGAGAAGTCAGCTGCCGCGGCGATGAGCAGTGAACGTCTGCGTGCTCAAGCCGTAGCTGAGCGACAAGCCGCTCAGGCGGTGCAAAGTAATCTTGCGTCGCAGTTGGCTGCAGCGCAATCGGAGAAAACTAGAACCGCTATTCGCACGCAGATGGCGGCGCAGTCAGGGGTTATCCGGACGGCGTTGTATGCTGAAAAGCAGGCGATTGATGCGCACACCGCTGCACTGATTCGCAACGAGACTAGCACATTGGCATTGCAACAGGCGCAGCGACAAGCAACGGTAACGGGGCGGATATTTGCATCAGTGGCTAACGCGCGTAATGCTGCGCTTGCTTTTGTCGGTGGTCCGTTAGGGCTTGTAACTGCTGCATTAACGGTTGGTGCGGCCGGATGGTATAGCTATGCAGAAAACACTAAACGAGCTAATCAAGAGCTGATTGATTTTGCCGGTAGTGCTGATGTGGCTGTCGATAAAATCAGGAAGATGAATGATATCGAGCTGGGCGCGTCGGCAGCAAAACTTCGCCAGGCAATTCAGATTCAGACTCGTGAAGCAAAAGAGGCTGCCCAAGAGGTCGAGCGTCAACAGCAAGCGATGCAGCGGGCCAAAGGGCTGACTGAGTCTCCGGAGTTGCAGCAGATGTATGCTGACCGGCTTGCTGTGCTGAAAGAGAAACTGGCTAAGGCCAATCAGCAACTATCGCAATCCGAGTCCACGCTGCAGATGATCACTGCGCAGCAGACGCAAGGTTTGGCGGATAACTTTGTTGCGTTGGATAAAAACAACCAGCAAACCGGTATTGCTGCGCGTTTGCAAGCTAAGGTGAACGAGGTTATTAAAACCGGCAATGGTTTGTTGCAGGAGCGCATAGCGCTTTCAAACACGCCGATGATGTCTCTGTCTGCTGGTGCCGATGAGTTACTGTCAAAGCTGCAGCGAGAAGCTGAGCTGCTCAAAATGACAGACAAGCAGCGCTATGTTGCTCAGTGGACGGATAAGTTACCTGATGCGACGCCAAGAGAAGTGCAGCTAATCAAACAAAGCGCAGAGGCGCTTTTTGATCAGCAGGAGGCGATCAAGGCTAGCAATAAAGCCAAGCAAGAGGGGATCCGTTTATCTAAAAGCACTGCCAAAGAGGCGCAGGAGGAAATTAAGCGGATCCGCGAGGAGTCCATGAGCCGGGTTGCTCAAATCTCCGACCATGAGCAGCAGCAGCTGAATAAGATAAAAGGCTACGATGCGGCCAAGCTAATCAGCACTAAGCAAACAGAAAGTTTGCGGACGTTGATTCAAGAGAATGCTGCTCGTGAGAGATTAGCTCTGGTAAGTAAGTACTCTCCGGTTACAGCCATCAAGCGAGACCAAGACGAGGCTCTAAGGGAAATTCAAGAGCTGCAGAAGGTCGGTGCTATGTCTGCCAAAGAAGCTCAGGAAGCGATGGTAAGGGCTAGGACAGATGCTTTGAAGCGTTTAGCTCAGGAAAAGTCATATGCATCGGTTAGCCAGCTAGATACCCTTCAAGGTGAGTTTGACCCGTTAAAAGCATTGCAAAATGAGCTGGCCAAAAAGAAAGAGCTGTATGACACCTATTACCGTGATGGTGTGATGACGAAGCAGCAATACCAGTATCAAATGCAGCAGATATCCGAGCAAGGGGCTGCACAGGAGCTGGAGATTCAGCAGTCCATGTTTAAGTCGCAGTCTGCGTGGCATGCTGCATCACTCAATGCCATTAACGCGGTTGCCGATAGAACGGCCAACTCGCTCACTGGGTTGATTATGGGGACGCAAAGTTTGTCAGATGTTATGCGTAGTGCATCTGCCACTATCTTGCAAACCATGATTCAGACATTGATGGAAGTGACGGTAAAAGCATGGGTGGCGCGTAGCGCGATGTCGTTCTTCGGCTTTGGTGGTGGCATCGGAACAGCAACTACTCCTGGACTCGGGGACTTGATACCGGATATTCCGTCTTTTGCCGGTATGTTTGATTCTGGCGGGTACATTCCTAGCGGTAGTTTTGGTATTGCTGGGGAGGTGGGGCCAGAGTTTGTCATGGGGCCGGCTCAGATTGTTAGTCGGAGTGATACGTCTCAGATGCTAGGCGGTGGCCAGCGTACGGTACAGATCACGTTGCACAACACGTTTCAAACGTCCGGTGACGGAGGCCTGCAGTCACAGCTATCGTCGTGGTCTGAGGATATGAAACAGCAAATGTATCAAATAGCCCAAATGGCCATGGTTGATGAAACTAGGCCAGGAGGCATTTTGGCAGGATAAAGTTTAGCCCCGTCTATATAGCCGGGGCTTTTTTTATGGAGGCTAATGTGGCGTTACATACTTTTGGCTGGGCTCCGCGTTCTTCCATGGAGGCCAATCACGAGCCACGTGTTAATGCGGTTAAGTTTGGTGATGGCTATGAGCAACGCAGTCCAGACGGGATAAATCATCGGCTGGCCAAGTACCGCGTTGAGTTTCGTGGTACGAAGGACCGCATTACGGCCATACATACTTTCCTGTTTGATCATGGTGCTGTGCGTGCGTTTTTGTGGACGCCGCCGGATTCATGGCAGCAAGGCCGGTATGTATGTCGGAAGTGGTCACGAAAAAGCTACAACACCTATGCCGAAATCAGTGCGGAATTTGATGAGGTGGTGCAGTGAGAGACATTAGCAATGCCATGATTTTTGAAACAGCACGCATTGAACAAGATGCGTTGCTTGTTTTATACGATGTTGATATGTCGGCATTTGGCGGTGATGTATACCGCTTTTATGCCGGAATGACAGAGCTACGGCAACCGGTTGTGTGGCGTGGGCAAACCTATGTAGCCTTTCCTGTTTCTGGCTCTGGTTTTGAGGGAAATGCTAAAGGTACCAGTAATCGCCCGAAGCTTACTTTGGCGAATGTGGGTGGACTTCTAACGGGGTTGAACGCTGAGTTTGATGATTTGGTTGGCGCGATAGTAACGCGTCGGCAGGTGTATGCCCGATTTTTGGATGCCGCAAACTTCCCGCAGGGGAACGTGAATGCGGATCCTACGCAAGAGGTGGTGTTGCGCTTCGAGATTGAGCGCATGATTGAACAAACGCGCGAGACCGTTTCTTACGAATTAGCACTACCTTGTGAGACTGATGGTGCAATCATCCCCTGCCGCCCAATTCTCGCGGACGTTTGCCCAGTTGAATATCGCTCGGCTGACTGCGGGTATACCGGCGGACCGGTCGCCGACATCAAAGATAATCCAACCTCAGACCCTGCATGCGATCGCTGCGGCAAACGGCTAACCAGCTGCAAGCTCCGGTTTGGCGCTCACAATCCTCTGCCGTTTGGTGGTTTTCCGTCTGCAGCGAAATTCAGGTAATCCATTATGGATAAACAGCAGATTTTGGCTCATGCCTTGGCATGTGAGCCACAGGAGTCGTGCGGCTTTTTGCTCAGTGATGGCTGTTACTATCCCTGTGAAAACGTGGCCGCAGATCCACTGAGCACCTTTGAGATAGCCCCGCAAGCATGGATTGATGCCGAGCAGCATGGACAAAGCGTGGTAGCCCTTGTGCACAGTCATCCAGATGGAGTGCCATGGCTGAGTAGTGCTGATCGGCATATGCAGTTACAAACCGGTGTGCCGTGGATCGTCGTGTGTAATGGTGAGCTGCATGAATACCTACCTGTTCCCGCTCTGGCTGGTCGCGTCTTTGCTCATGGCTCAATGGACTGTTATACCCTGATGCGCGATGCCTATCACCTGTGCGGGATCCGCTTGCCTGAGTTTGAGCGGGCAGATAATTGGTGGCATACCGGTACCGAACTGTACTTGGAGAGCATGGGTGCCACAGGGTTTTATCAAGTGCCGGCAGATCAGGCTCAGCCGGGCGATATTTTTCTTATCCATCTAGGTAGCTCTGCTGCAAATCATGCCGCGGTGTATCTCGGTGATCAGATGATCCTGCATCACACACCTAATCATTTTAGCCGTCGAGACCCGTTTGGTGGGTTTTGGGCGCGCTACCTTCATAGTGTTTGGAGACATGAACAATGGCCATCGTTCGGTTGTATGGCGATTTACAACGATTTGGCCGCCGTTTCGATTTATCCGTAGCCACGGCGGCAGAGGCGGTGCAGTGCCTGACTTGGCAAATTCCAGATTTACGAACGCATATCCAGAATGGCCGGTACCGGCTGCGTATCAACCGTGACGATATCGGTGAACAGGATTTGGTCACGGGCATGACAAGTCCATTACCGGCTTGCGCGGTAATTCACATCGTGCCGGTGGTGAGTGGTGCCAAGAACGGGTGGTTTCAAACTATTCTCGGCACGGCCTTATTAGCGGCGTCTTTCTTTACGCCGTTTTCGTTTATCTCTGCCGGTGTCTATGCCGCGATGGGGACTATCGGTGCATCCATGGCGCTGGGCGGTGTGGCCTCATTGTTGACGAAGACGCCGACATTGCAGAGCCGGACCACCGATAACGGCAAAGAAAACACCTACTTTTCTAGTTTGGATAACACTATTGCACAGGGTTCGTTCGTCCCGTTGCTGTACGGGGAAATGATGACCGGTAGCAAGGTGTTGTCACAGGGCTTATCAACGGAGTAAAGCGATGGGTAAGGGCGGCGGGAGTCAGCATACTCCATATGAAGAACCGGATAACCTCAAATCTCGTCAGGTATTGTCACTGATTGATCTGATTTCAGAAGGCCCGATTGAGGGGCCGGTTGGTGGATTAAAAGGTGTATTTCTCAATGATACCCCAGTGATCAACGCATCCGGAGAGGCAAACTTCAGTGGCGTGAACGCTGAGTGGCGCTCCGGCACGCAAGCCCAAAGCTATCTGTCCGGTTTCCCTGCGGTAGAAAATGAAATCCGTGTTGATGTTGAGGTAAAGGCGGATAAACCGGTGGTCCGGAGTATTACGGATCCGGATATCAACCGCGTGCGCGTGACCGTCGGTGTGCAAGCGCTTCTGCAAATGGAAGATGACGGCGACATGTATGGCTCGACAGTTGAAATGTCGGTGCAGTTACAGTCCTCCGGAGGCAGCTGGTTTGAGGCGCAGAAGGTAGTGATCAGCGGTAAAACTCGCAGCACCTACCTGCGCTCGGTAATACTCGATAATTTGCCGGCACGGCCATTCAATATGCGAGTGGTTCGCTTAACAGCAGACAGTACCTCTTCAAAGTTGGAGAACCGTACGCTGTGGTCAAGTTATACCGAAATCATTGACGCCAAGCTGACGTACCCGAATACAGCAGTGGTCGGGATGCAAATTGATCCGGAACAGTTTAGTGGAGGGGTTCCGCGTCGGACTTATTTGATGCGCGGCCGATTGGTAAAGGTTCCGGATAACTATGACCCGTACAACCGCACCTATACCGGCCTGTGGACGGGTAATTTTAAAGTTGCCTGGACAAATAACCCCGCGTGGATTTTCTATGACTTGGTGACCTGCGAACGAGCGGGCCTCGGGAAGCGGCTAGGAACATTTGGGGCGGATAAATTTGCGCTCTACATGATTGGCCGTTATTGCGATGAACGGGTGGATGACGGTTACGGGAATAAAGAACCCCGCATGACCTGTAATGTCTATCTGGCCGATGCACGCAAAGCTTATGACGTGATCAGCGATTTGGCCTCGGTATTTCGTGGGATGCCGGTTTGGGATGGGTTATCCCTGACTTGTATTCAAGACCGGCCAGCAGATCCGGTATGGATGTATACCGAGGCGAATGTTATCGATGGGCGCTTTACCTATCAAAGCAGTGCACGCAAAGCACGACATACCGCAGTCCACGTCCAGTACATCTCTCCGGATAACGGCTGGCAGACACAGATAGAGTATGTTGCCGATGATGAGGCTATTGCTCGTTATGGTCTGAACGTCCTTGAAGTCTCGGCATTTGGTTGTACTTCACGCGGCCAAGCGCATCGCACCGGAAAGTGGATATTGGAAACCGAGCGCCTCGAGCGTCAATCCGTATCCTTCTCGGTTGGCCGTGATGGTCTGAAACACTTGCCCGGTGACATCATTCAAATTGCTGACAGTGGGTATGCAGGGATCCGCATTGGTGGGCGCATTAAAAAGGTGATCGGTCAGAATGTGCAACTCGACCGTGATGTAGAGTTGCCAGAGATTGATCACGGGGCTACGGCATATCTGACATGGATTGGAGCCGATGCAAAGCCGGTCAGGACTCAGATATTCAGTCAGCCGGCCGCGGATACCGTTGTGCTGGGGGATGTGCCGAACGGTATGTGTGCCGGTGATATCTGGACGCTTTCGCGTGATGATATACGCCCTCGGCTGTTTCGCTGCATCAAAATCACGGAAGAGAAAACGGATACGGCGACGCAATTCAAAATCGAGGCAGTACAGCACGAACCGAACAAAGAGGCAGTGGTTGATGCTGGCGCTGTATTTGACCCTAAACCGGACACGATTTTCGGCGGTAAAATCCCTCCGGTAGAGCACCTGAAAATTGATGCTTTCCCGTATGGTGACAGTTATCAAATCAAGATGCGTTGGGATACGCCCAGAGTCATGGAGGGAATTAGCTTTGAAGTACGACTGAGCCGTGCTGATAAGTTGCACCTTCGCGACACAACAACCGATCCGGAGTATGTCTGTTACGACTTACCTTTGGGCGACTATACCGTTTCTATCCGCGGTAAAAATGCAGGTGGCCAATTAGGTCAAGAGACGGAAAGCACCTTTACGATTGCACCACCAACCGCTCCAACATCCTTATTGCTCAGATCAACCAACTTCAGTGTCACAGCTCGCCCTGTAGTTCAGCCGCCAACTGCACTCGGTACGCAGTATGAGTGGTTTAAGGGCATGAGCCGTGCAGAAGTTGAAGCGATGAGCGACCCGCTTGGCCGCGCCATGATAGTCAATGATCAGGAGTGCGTTCCTGATACTGAATACTGGTATGGCTGCCGTGCGGTGAACGGGGTTGGGAAATCCACCTTGGTGATCGCGAACATCAAAACCAAGCTTAAGCCTGAGGACATTCTCGACCTGATTGGCCCTGAAATCCCCAAGCTGGACTGGGCGAAAGACTTGTCGCAGATGGTGGAAAAGAACAGCTCTAACATTGTTCTGCTCTCCGATCGGGCTGCCTTAGTCGTCAACAATGAAGGGCGTGTATCGGGTATTACGGTCACGGCAGAAAGTGAGGCGAGTGCGGTAGATTTTCTGGCTGACTTTGTTTCGTTTACCGACCCAGACACGCTGCAGCGTAACCTCTATTGGGATAACAGGCGGCGAACGCTGGTGGTGAAAGGGGAGTTGCGGCTGCTGGATGGTACCGCGATATCGAGTAAAAACGATCTGGGTAACGGAGCCGGAGGTGTATTTCGTCTACGCACCGAAACCGGCGTGTTCCCTTCTGATGCTCAAACAGCTAATTCACTATTTACCTCAGCCTTTAATACGTTGCCCGGTAAGGACACCGTCTTTACGGTGTACGCGCTGGACGGTAACGGCCATATCACGCGCACAGAATCACGGATGTATGACGGAAGAGAGTGGGTAGTACCGAAGCTCTTTATGGATGGTGATCTAATCGCGCTGGGAACAATTAAAGGCGATCGGCTGGTTGCGGGTACGGAAATTTACTCACCGGTGATCAAATCTGGTTTGGTTGAAGCTGCCACGATACGCAGCAACGCCTTTCCACCTGCATTTGAGCTGCTACCTGATGGCACACTAAATGCCCGTAAGGCGAACATCACCGGTGCAGTAAATGCCACTTCGGGGCTGTTCCAGAATGTCGTTATTGATGAGTCATGTACCGTCAAGCGGCTTAGTGCTGAAAGCATTGTGGGCGATATTGTGCGCTCTTATGCGATGGGTGTTGGAACTAATATTCATGTCCCCGCAATGCCATTTAATAGGAATGTGACTTGGCAGATTATTGTTGCATCCGGCACGTATAGCTCATCAGGTACAGCGATATTGAACGGTGCTGGAGTCGGTACAGTGGCTGCTAGTCGATATGTGTATGACATTTGGACTGGGACAGCGGCTGTGGGTATTTTTATACCGACAACCAGCACTGGGATAGCATCTGCAACTATTCCTGCTAATACAGCCGTTAACATCGGCCTTACTGGATCGATTGGCGAGAGAGGTGCTGTTTCAGCTTTGGCGATAGTAACCAAAGCGTAATGTGGCCCACATTATTGTCATCGACTCTGTTGATTTCATATTTATTCCAAGATCAGAAACGCCATCCGTAACTGGGTGGCGTTTTTGTTTTCTTATCAGATAAGAGGGAATTTCATGTATTCAAAAATTCTTATCTCTGGGCGTCTTGTTGAACCGGCCGATGATAAGCCACGCTCAGGAGTGACACTGACGCTATCCAGCGTAAAAAACAGTAGCGTTGTACTTAAGCATGCGACCTATCGGTGCGTAACTGGTGGTAATGGTGAATACAGTTTCAATGCTGCGCCTGGTACTTATGCTGTTGCTGTGAGTGTGTATGGCGCCGAACCTGAGCGAGTTGGACAAATTCGTGTTTATTCTGATTCGCTACCGGGTGATTTGAACACATTTCTCATGGCTCCGGGTGAGGGAGATCTGACGCCTGAGATCATTAAGCTGGTAGACAGCATACGCAGCGAGGCTGTAAAAGCTGCGGAGTCAGCTAAGGTCAGTGAGCAAATAGTCACTAAATCAGCCAGTGATGTTGCGGAGCATGCCCAGCAAGTTGCATCCGATAAGGTCGTAGTGGCGCAAAAAACCACGATAGCCACAGATGCTGCGGCAACAGCAGTAGCCGCTAAAGATCAAACGGCTAAAGATGCAGCGGTTACAGGGCAGAACCGGCAGGCAACAGAAACTAAGGCACGAGAGGCTGCAGCGTCTGCAGACGAGGCAAAGAGTGCGCGTGACAGTATCGTTAATGATGCTGCAGACGTTCGCGCAAAGGCTAAGCAGGTAGCTGATGATGCGGTATCAGTGGCTAACAATACTGCCGCTGTTCAACGTAATACAGAACAGGTGGCGCAGAATACACTGACCGTAGGCACCAAAGCCCAGCAAGTTGCGGAGAACACTAACTCCGTATCCACTAATACGTTGTCTGTTACTCAGATGCGTGATGAAGTTACCGCAAAAACTGCCATGGCACAGGGGGCTGCTGACACAGCAACGCAGAAGGCTGCATCAGCAGCAGGCCATGATGCCGCCGCCGCTGAATACGCTCGCCAAGCGCAGGAAGCCGCGCAAGCAACAGCTGGCGCGTTGATTGACGGTGGTGCAGCTGACTTATCTGCTGGCGTATACCCGCCACCGGTACAGGTTAGTGGAGTATTGCGATCAACGTTCTGGAAAGTTACGAAAGGCGGTGTTGTTTGGAACGTTGATTATGGTGTGGGCGATACTCTTATATACACCACGTCAGATGGTGGCAGTTATTACAAAATCGACAATACCGAATCAGTTACCAGTGTGCAGGGTGAAAAGGGGGCCGTTACCTTAACGCCAGAAAAGATTGGAGCGGAAGCTGCAGGTACTTCCGTAGCCTTGATTCAGCAGCACACTTCATCACCAGATCCTCACGTCCAGTACGCAAAAAAAACGGATGTTGATGCTAGTGGGACGGCTCAACAAAAAGTAAGTGAACATACTGCAGCGCCAGATCCACACGTCCAATATGCAAAAAAAACGGATGTTGATGCTCGTGGAACGGCTCAGCAAAAAATAAGTGAGCATACTGCAGCGCCAGATCCTCACCCAAAATATGCATTAAAATCTTCATTGGGTTCAGCTGCCTATAAATCAACTGCTGGGTTATTTTCATCTGCTCCACTCATGGAGCAATATTATTGGGATTTTAGAACTATCGCTTCTTATGATGTTCCATTTGCTTTCCCAATTGGTGTTTCAGCAGGAATTAGTCCAGCATCTAGAGTTGGGGCATCTGGTGACTATGTGTCTATGCTTAGCTGTATCGGGTATGTAGATTACTCAGGATATGAGTCAATGGCGCAATGGTTTGCAAGTAATAACCTTAACGGCATTGGTGTTAGGGTTCCATACCCTGTAAGTAATGGCGTTGCTTATTTTAGAAATGTTCACTTTAGAACAACAAATAATACAACGGTTGATGCGAATGGATTTATTAAGAGTGCATCGCCGATAGCAAGGCTATATGGATGTAAAAAGAATGCAGAGAGCGATAGTGAGTATAAGAACTCTGGATGTGTAACAGTAAATCATGAGGCTAACGGAGTGCATGCTACGCGTGAAGATGTTGGTGTGTATCGAGTAACTGGAAGTCTTGGGTTTGCAACGGATGGCTGGTATATCGAAACCCCAGCAGACGCCAATGGTAACAAGTTGCTATTTGTAGAATACGAGCAATCCAGTAATGGCAACATTATTATCAAAACATTCACTCCGGATTATTCATCTGGGCGATGCGCAGCTGGTGAGCCAAAAGACATTCCAGATGGGCGATGGATTGACTTGCGACTGTCAATGCCAGAAATAGCAGAATGA